AAAACAAGCAGCAGAAAGATTGGCCGCAATTGAGAGTCAGTTACAAGATTCAAAGCATGGTATTGCGTATGCGGATGGAACTGAAAAAGTAATTCAATTAAATAGACCGGTGGAAAACAACTTGATGGGTCAAATCGAATACTTAACGAGAATGCTATATGGCCAGTTGGGTTTATCTGATAAGATCTTTGATGGTACAGCTAGTGAGGAAGAGTTTCTTAATTACTATAATCGTACCGTTTATCCAGTTGTCACCGTTATATCGAAAGAATTCAAAAGAAAGTTTCTGACAAAGACAGCAATTACCCAAGGTCAATCTATTCAGTACTTTAGAAATCCGTTTAGTCTTGTTACAGCAGCCAACATGGCTGAATTTGCTGACAAGTTTACGAGGAATGAAATCTTAACTGGTAATGAGTTTAGAGCAATTATTGGTTACGTACCTAGCAAGGATCCGTCTGCTAATGAGTTACGTAATAAGAATCTAAACGTTCCTGCCGAAGAAGCAACTCCACCAGTTCAGACTTCTGATACAAATTTACAAGGAGAATAATTCAAAATGGCAGAAAAGAGTAATGGTTTTGATTTTGGCGGTTACGCCACGAAGTATAATACTCTTTGTTCGGATGGGCGTAAGATTCTTCCAAACGCTTTTAAACATTCGGACGGAGCTAAACTTCCATTGGTCTATCAACATCTTCACGATGATCCTGCTAATGTTCTTGGACATGTTATCTTAGAACATCGGGATGATGGTGTTTACGTCAATGGTAAGTTTAATGACACAGAGTCTGGTAAGAATGCTAAAATTCTTGTTCAGGCTGGAGACTTGGACATGTTGTCAATCTATGCTAATCAGTTAGTAGAAAAGAATAAGATTGTTCACAACGGTATGATCCGAGAGGTAAGTCTTGTTTTGTCTGGCGCTAATCCCGGTGCAAAAATTGATCATCTTAACATGCAACATGCTGATGGTACTGAAACAGAAGTAGAAGACGAAGCCATTATCTATAGTGGTGAAACGCTTGTTGTTGAAAAACCTGTTGAAAAAGCTGTTGAAAAAGCTGTTGAAAAAATTCAGCATGCAGATAATGCAGATGATCGTACTGTGGGTGACGTATTCAAAACATTGAGTGAAGAACAAAAGAATGTTGTTTATGCCATAGTGGCCGCTGCTCTCGAGGGAGAAGGGTCAGACAATTTATCACAATCTGATGAAGAAGGAGAAACTTTTATGAAGAAAAACGTGTTTGAACGCGAAGATGCTGGTTTGTCGCAGGAGAAGATTCGAGAATTCGCGCATGCTGTTTTCAGCGATCTGCCCAAGTATGGAACCTTCAAGGAGTCTTTCATGGCTCACGCTGGTACTTACGGTATTGGTAGTGATCGAGCCAATTTGGAACTTCTGTTCCCAGATGCCCGGGCATTGGATAATGAACCTGGTTTTGACACCCGACGTATGGGTTGGGTTTCTGGTTGGATGAGTGCAACTCGTCATACACCATTCTCTCGTATCAAGAAACTGTGGGGTGATCTTACTGCGGCTGAGGCTCGTGCAAAGGGTTATATTACTGGGAACCAGAAGGTTGAACAGGTATTTCCCGTTCTAAAGCGAACTACTGAACCCACTACCATCTATAAAAAGCAGAAACTCGACAGGGACGATATCATTGATATCACTGATTTCGATGTTGTGGCCTGGATGTGGCGTGAAATGCGTTTCATGTTGGAAGAGGAAGTTGCACGTGCTGCTTTGGTTGGTGATGGTCGTACTTTTGGTGTTGATGACGATGCTATTGATCCTAGCAAAATTCGTCCTATCTACGGTGACGATCCTATCTTTGTTCACTATTTGACGCTTGATGTTACTGTTGTCGATTATGCAGACATTATCGATGCAATTTTGGTTGCTCGCGTTAATTATAAAGGTACTGGTACTCCCACTCTCTACACGACTAATGCTGTTCTTACCAATATGTTGCTCTTGAAAGACACAACCGATCGTCGTATCTACAAGAACGTTGCCGAATTGGCCAACGAACTGCGTGTGGCTGACATTGTTGAGGTTGAGGTTCTCGAGGGTGTTCAACGTACTAATGCCGCTCCTGCTTTCACGGCAGATCTTCTTGGTATTATGGTTAATCCCCGCGATTATACCTATGGTGCTGACAAGGGTGGCCAGGTCGCTACTTTCGACGATTTTGACATTGATTACAATCAGTACAAATACTTGATCGAAACTCGTATGTCCGGTTCTTTGCTCGAGCCGAAGAGTGCGTTGGCCATCGAACGCAAGACCGCATAACAATCCTTAGGAAATTCAAATGGCAAAGTTTCATGGATTTATAGGATTTGCGGAATCTGTTGAAACTGCTCCTGGTGTTTGGAAAGAGCAGATTACAGAACGTGAATATACGGGCGATTTTATGCGGACTAATTTAAACATTCAGGGAAGCGAGAATCTAAACGATAACGTGAAAATGAATGTTCGTGTTAGCATCGTTGCAGATCCATTTACCTTTGCGAATTTATCCACGATTCGTTATGTTAAATGGGCGGGAGTCTCTTGGAAAGTTTCTTCAATAGAACATGAGAGACCCCGTCTTATTCTCACAATTGGTGAGGTTTATAATGGGTAATAGATTAGCACTACATAACATTTTAGTGTCTGTTCTTGGTAGTATTAATGTTTACTTTCAACCTCCACCAACGTTTGAAATGTCATATCCATGTATTGTTTACAGTAGAAATGACATAGAAACGACATATGCTGATAATAATCCGTATAATCACAAAAAACAATATAGTGTAACCGTTATTGATGAGGATCCTGACAGTCCTACACCTGACAAAGTGGCAGAACTACCATTGTGTTCTTTTAACAGGGCCTTTAAGGCTGATAATCTTAATCATGATGTCTTTACACTATTCTATTAAAGGAGAATTTTATGGCTCAACTGATTACTTGGGATGCCGCGGGCGAACGTTTTTACGAAACTGGTGTTGATCACGGCGTTTTGTATCCCCGTATTGCAAACGGCACCTATCCTATTGGTGTTGCATGGAATGGTTTGATCAGTGTTACAGAAAGTCCGGAAGGCGCTGAAGCAAATCCACTTTATGCTGATAATACTAAATATTTGAATCTGATTTCTGTTGAAGAATTAAAGGCCACGATCGAAGCCTATACCTATCCAGATGAATTTGCTCTTTGTGATGGTTCAGTTCTACCAGTTGTTGGTGTTGCTCTTGGCCAACAGAACCGTCAATCCTTTGGTCTTTGTTATCGCACCGTTCTGGGTAATGATGTGGATGGCAATGATCTTGGTTACAAACTTCATCTGCTTTATGGTGGTACCGCTGCTCCCAGCGAGAAGCCATTTAACACTATTAACGATTCACCCGAAGCGATCACCTTTAGTTGGGAAGTTGACACGGTACCCGAAGTTGTTACCGGGTACAAACCAACTTCTTTAATCACGATTGATTCTACCAAAGCTGACGCCACTAAACTGGCTGCATTGGAAGTAATTCTTTATGGTGAAGATGTTGGTCCGACAGATGGTCGTTTACCATTACCCGACGAGATCATTACTCTAATGACCCCGTAAGAATTCAAAATGGTAGTAGTTTTGAGAGCCCTGTACAATGTATGGGGCTCTTTTTAATTTCTTGATAAGGAGATAACGATGTTAAAGAAAACAATCACGTATACTGACTATAATGGAAAGGAACGAACTGAAGATTTCTATTTCAATCTTACCCGAACAGAGATTACTGAGCTTGAAGTTTCTGAAGAGGGTGGGTTGGTCGAGATGATCAATCGCATTACCAAAGAAGAGGATGCAAAAGAAATCTTTAGAATTTTCAAGATGGTAATCTTGAAGGCCTATGGTAAGAAATCAGATAATGGCCGTCGCTTTATTAAAAGTGATGAATTGTCTAATGAATTTGCACAAACAGAAGCTTTTAATGTTCTAATTATGAGCTTCTTTAACTCAGAGGGAAGTGGAGACGTTGCCGCTCAGTTCATGAATGGTATTGTTCCACAAACAAAGTAATGTGAGGCGAGAGAATGTTAACAATAACTATCCCAGGGCAAGAATTTTTTGACGAAAAAACGGAAACTTTTGTTTATACAAAAGACATAGCTCTTGTTTTGGAGCATTCTCTCGTCTCTTTAAGTAAGTGGGAATCTCGTTGGAAGAAACCTTTTCTAACGAAAGAAAACAAAACAAGGGAAGAAACACTCGATTATATACGTCAGATGACAATAACCCAAAACGTAGATGCTGATGTTTATGATCGACTATCACAAGAAACTATCGACCAGATAACAGAATACATAGGAGATTCTATGACTGCTACAACCTTTAGAGATGAAAAGGGATCTGTTAATAGAGAGGTCGTTACTGCAGAACTTATATATTATTGGATGATCGCCTTTGAAATTCCACACGAATATCAAAAATGGCATTTGAATAGACTTTTAACCCTAATTCGTGTTTGCAATATTAAAAACCAAAAACCAAAAAAATATTCTAGAGCAGATATTCTAGCTAGGAATAAATTACTTAATGAACAGAGACGGGCAAAACTTAAATCAAATGGGTAAGGAGGATCAATGAAAATAAGTTTTTCGCATAGAGGATCGTTTAGCAAAACAGAAAAGTTTCTCAGTAGATCTTCCAGAAAAGATTATCGTTATATTTTGGAAAGATATGGTACTCGTGGAGTTATTGCCCTTGAAAATGCAACACCAGTGGATACAAGCCTAACAAAGAATTCCTGGAGTTATAAAATTACTAAGGAACGTTATGGACATTCTCTGTCTTGGCACAATACTAATATGGCTGGCGGGATACCGGTTGTTATTTTAATACAATATGGGCACGGAACTCGAGGGGGAACCTATGTTCAGGGTATAGACTTTATAAACCCAGCAATCAAACCAATTTTAGATGCGATTGCTAATGATATTTGGAAGGAGGTAACTGCACTATGAGTAATACGATAGATAATAGAACCGTCCAAATGGATTTCGAGAATAAACGGTTTGAATCGGGTGTTCAAGATAGTCTAAAATCTATAGATGCATTAAAGAAGGGTTTAAACTTTGATGGGGCAACAAAAGGTCTAGAGAATATAGACTCATCTTCCAAAAAACTTAACTTTGGACCGATTAGCGAAGGGGTAAGTGCGCTTGCAAATAGATTTAGTATTATGGGTATTGTTGGTATTACTGCTATACAAAATATTACTAATCGTCTTATCAACATGGCCGAGCAACTTGCCAGAACATTTGTAATAGATCCCATTAAAACTGGTTTCGAAGAGTACGAAACTAAACTTGATTCTATTCAAACTATTCTAGCGAACACCCAAAAAGAAGGAACCAATCTTAAAATTGTTACAGATGCCTTAAACGAGTTAAACACATATGCAGATAAAACCATCTATAATTTTAAAGAGATGACAAGAAACATTGGTACTTTTACTGCTGCAGGTGTTAAACTGGATACGTCTGTTGCTGCCATTAAAGGTATTGCTAACTTGGCTGCCGTATCGGGTTCAAATGCCCAACAGGCTAGTACAGCCATGTATCAATTATCTCAAGCTCTTTCGACTGGAACCCTTAAGTTAATGGACTGGAACTCAGTTGTTAATGCTGGTATGGGTGGCCAGGTCTTCCAGGATGCTTTGAAAGAAACAGCTCGAGTTCATGGCATTGCTGTTGATCAGATCATTGAAGAAGAGGGTAGTTTTAGAGATAGTTTAGCAAAAGGTTGGGCTACATCTGAAATTTTAACCGAAACGTTAGCTAAGTTTACAGGAGATTTAACAGAATCCCAACTTAAAACAATCGGTTACAATGACGAACAAATTGCTGGTATTATTAAAATGGGTCAAACAGCTAATGACGCTGCAACTAAGGTTAAGACATTAACGCAACTCAATGATACTCTAAAGGAAGCTGCTCAATCTGGTTGGGCTCAGACTTGGGAACTTATAGCAGGTGATTTCGATGAGGCTAAGGCGTTCTTCACAGAATTAAGTGATACGTTTGGAGGAATTATTGGAGCTAATTCGGACGCCCGTAACGCTATTGTTCAGACGTGGAAAGATCTTGGTGGACGGACGGCATTGCTTGATGTTGTGCGCAATTCTATTCAAGGTATTCTATCTGTTGTAAAACCATTTACTGATGCTCTAAAAGAAATCTTTCCTCCTATTACTGGTAGACAATTGGCTGAGCTAACCACAGCGTTAGCAATAGTCAGTCAAAAGTTCAAAATAGGAGCAGATACTGCAGATAAATTAAGAAGAATTTTCAAAGGTGTCTTTGCTGTGTTTGATATTGGTAGGATGTTTATTGTGGCTTTAGTCAAACAAATTCAATCTTTATTTGGATCGTATTCATCTTTGATACCACAATTAACAGATGGTGCGGCTTCTCTTGGAGACTGGCTTGTTACTCTCAGAGATACCATCAAAGAATCAGACACATTTACAAAAGTGTTAGCTCCCATAACAAAAGCTATAAAGACAGTTATCAATGTTATAGGTAGTTTGATTGTTGGGATTTCAGCCTTGTTTACGTCACTAAAGGGCGGAGACACAAGCAAGTTTAAAGATTTCCTAGGAACGTTAAAAGAAAAACTAACAAGTCTTGGAAAACTGGGAGTAATTATTCAAAAGGTTCTTGAGATTATTGTGAAGATTGGAGAGAAATTAGCACCAATCATAGCTAAAATTCGAGAGAAACTTGGGGAAGCTATAAATGGATTACTTGATCGTTTAACAAATTGGTTAGATAAATTTGACATTGATAAATTTCTTGACACGCTTAACAAAGGTTTTCTTGGGGCAGTTTTACTTTCCTTAAAAGGTTTTATAGATAGTGGAAAGAAATTGCTTGGTACCGGTTTGTTCGCTGGTATTCTTATTTCCATAAAACAATTTATCGACAATGCTGGTGGAACATTTGAAGGGATCAAAGATGTTTTGGATAGTGTTAAGGGAACTCTTGAAGCCTATCAAAAGCAATTACAAGCAAACACTCTCTTAAAGATTGCGGGTGCCATTGCTATATTGGCTATATCCCTAATTGCTTTGTCCTTTATTCCTTCAGAAAGATTGTTTAATGCAACTGCTGCTATGGGTGCTTTATTTTCTGGATTGGTAATTGGTTTTCAACAGTTTGATAAATTAACTGCAGATCCTAGAAAAATGGCATCAACTTTAATAGGATTGATTGGCATTACAACCGCTTTGCTAGTATTAACTGGATCTATTCTTATTTTGTCAAAATTAGATCCAAAGGAACTAATACAAGGTTTATTAGCTCTTGCCTCTATATTTTCAATGATCGTACTGTTCTTGAAATTTGCAAATACGTCCAAGGGGCTTATACGAGTTTCGTTAGGTTTGATCGTATTTTCGGGAGCGTTGCTTCTCTTTAGTTTAGCACTAAAAGCTTTTGGAAGAATGAAACCACAAGAAATTGTTGTTGGTTTGCTTGCTATGGCTGGTGCTTTTACTATATTAATTGCTGCATTAAATCTTATGCCAACAGATCTATTAAAGCAAAGTATTTCTCTAGTTATATTGTCTGGTGCACTATTATTAATTGCCGAAGCTATGACCAGAATGGGTTCCCTTAGTTGGGATGAAGTTGCAAGGGGACTAGCAACTCTTGGAGCTACTCTTCTACTTTTAGGAATTGCATTAACGGCTATGAGTGGATCGATTGGTGGATCTTTTGCCCTTATCGTAGCTGCGGGAGCATTACTTATTCTTGCTGGTGCTATGAAAGTATTAGGAAGTCTATCACTAGAGCAAGTTGGTATTGCTTTGCTAGCAATTGCTGGGGTATTAATTATATTAGGAGTTGCTGGATCTGTTTTAGCGCCAGTTGTTCCTATTCTTTTACTTCTAGCAGGAGCGATGCTATTAATAGGTGTTGCTGCATTAGCATTTGGTATTGGCGTTTTAGCCGCAGCCGCGGCCATTGGTATTCTTGCTATTGCTATTGCTACTCTTGCAGCTCTTGGAGGTACAGCTATAGCGACGGTTACACTCATTATTGGTGGACTAGCAACATTAATACCTCTTATAGCAGTTCAAGTGGCAAAAGGTATTACAGCTTTTCTAAAGCAAATAGCAGAAAGTGCTTCCGATATTTCGGCGTCTGTTGTTGGGATAGCTTTAAGGATATTTGAAGGTTTTGTATCATTAATACCAACTATGGTCGACGGTGTCCTGACGTTTGTAACTACACTGCTTCAAAAGTTAGCAGAGAAACTTCCCGAAATTGTTCAGGCTGGCTATGATATTTTGTTAGCTCTGCTAGAAGGTTTTGCGGATAACATAGAGGACATAATTCTTGTCGCGGATGAAATAATAATAACGCTTCTCCGTACGTGGGGAGAAGACTTACCTGCGGTAGTGGATGCAGGTTATGACGCGATAGTTGCATTCATTGATGGTTTAGCTGCTGCTGCCGAAGAAAATATTCCTAGACTAATGTCTGCTGTGAATAGATTAGGCTTAGCTATAATTCGTGGAGTTTTAGTTGGAATTGCAAATGGAAGAAGCGAAGTGCTAACCGGTATACGAGAAATTGGTGAAGCCATTATCAGAGAATTCGCAGCATCACTAGGAATTAAGTCGCCATCAGACGCTTTTATAGAACAAGCTGGGTTTATTATCCAAGGTTTGGTTGATGGTTTTAAACAATTTGGTAAAAATGTATATTCCTCCGTTGAAGACTTGGGCAATGAAACTGTTAGCAGATTTGGATCTGTTATTTCAAAGCTCTCTTCGGTAATAAATTCAGAGGTGGATTTGGATCCTACTATCCGTCCTGTTATGGACTTGACCGGTGTTATTAGTGGATCAAAACAGCTTAACGGAATTGTTTCCGGAACAGGTTTAAATCTAACTCCAACAGTTAACGCAACAAAAGGAATTAATATTGGAAGTCCAGTTGAGCCTCAACAAACAAATCCTGAGTTATCGTCGGATAAGAGTACTGGTGTACAATTTATCCAAAATAATTACTCTCCTAAAGAATTATCTAGGATAGATATCTATAGGCAGACTAAAAATCAATTGTTACAAGCAAAAGGAATTGTAGGTGGCCGATGATAAATTATCTGAAAGTAACAAATAGTTTAGGAGAATCCGTTACAATGAATTTGAGGAGCCCAGAATCTTCTGGGTTCCTTATTCGTAATATAAGTGGGATAGGCCCTGTGAAAGGTATTATTAATACAACAGAAGCCTTATCAATTGATGGTGTTTATTATAATTCCGCTAGAGTTAGTCTTAGAAATATTGTGTTGGATCTTGTTTTAGATGATCGTGTCGGAATACCTATAGAAACACTAAGACAACAATTGTATAGATATTTTCCAGTGAAGAAATTAGTAGTTCTGGAAATTTCAACAACGAATCGAACTGCCTATACAAATGGTTATGTGGAGTTGGTTGATCCGAACATTTTTTCAAAGCAGGAAGCAGTTCAAATATCAATAATATGTCCAAATGCATTTTTCAGCTCAGACATAGTTCTTGAAGAGGACTTAGGAATTAGTGAATCATTATTCGAATTTCCATTCGAGAATCCCTCTCTAACACTAAAACTAATTGAGTTTGGACGTGTTGGAACTAATTTAACTTATTCTGGTGATGAACCAACTGGTTTCCTGTTAACCTGCACTTTTTCTGGCTCGGCTTCAGATCCCATATTTGTTAACTTTTCCACGGGAGAACTAATGTCTCTAACGTACGATTTTATAGCAGGAGACATATTAACGATTTCAAGTGTTCGTGGGAATAAGTTTATATCTTTGTATCGATCGGGTTCTACTGTAAATTTACTTGGATATTTGGACTCTGGGAGTTCTTGGTTAACTATAGCCCCAGGACAAAACGCATTGGTTTTTGATTCCTCAGATCAAACTCTTATGTCCGTAAGTATTAATAGTCAAACTTTATTCCAGGGAGTTTAATATGGAAATAAAAGTTTTTGACAAAACCTTTGCACAAGTAGGTGTTATTGATGACATACAATCTATGATATGGACAGATAGGTTTGATGAGGCCGGAGATTTTGAGTTATTTACTCCAGTAAGAACAGACCTAATAAGTTTGTTGCAACCAGATTATTATTTAGGCATTGATGATAGCGAACACACGATGATTGTTGAATCTAGGGAAATTGACACCGATGCTGAACGAGGTGATGTTCTTATCGTGCGGGGACGTTCTCTAGAAAGCATTTTGGATCGTAGACATATATTGTGGAAAACAGTATTAAATAGTGGAATACAATCAGCCCTTTACTATATATTGGATGATCAGTACGTTTTGAAGGATTTGGGGGATCCGTATTATAGACGGATACAGAATTTAGTGTTTCAACCAACAACAGATACTAGAATAACATCACAAACGGTAAAGGCGCAATACAAGGGTCAATCGATATATGACGTCTTTGTAAATACGTGTCAAGAACACAAAATTGGGTTTAAGATTATTTTAGACAACACTGGTACGTTTACCATTTCTTTGTACATGGGCGAAGACAGATCATTCGATCAATCTGAGAATCCACCCGTAGTCTTTTCACATAATATAGATAATCTACTTTCAAGTAATTATTTTTACACTAAAAAAATCTATAAGACCTATGCAATAATATATTACGAGGATCTTACAGATCCTGCCTACATAGTAAGAGGGACAACAGAAACTTATTTAGATGATGAAGGTCCCTGGTATACAAAAGAAGGCTTGGATCATAGAGAATTGTGGGTTGATGCTAGCGACATGGAAATAACAAGAGCTAGTAGTATTCCAACATCTCCAGAACTAACCACTTTTTACAATGAGCTCTATAAAAGAGGTCGTGAAAGTCTTATTGAGAATGGGGAACTTGACTTTTTCGATGGTTCTGTTGAATTAAATGGTTTGTATAGATATGGCGTTGATTTCTTTTTGGGGGATATCATCCAAATAGAAGATAAGTATGGAAACGCCGGTCGAGCAAAAGTAACCGAAGTAATTATAACAGAAAATCCATCTGGACACTATGTTATACCAACATTTTCACAATTATAAAGTAAAGGAGAGATATGGGCGTAACTTATGGTTTTTACAACTCCCTAGGTGGTGACAGAACATACGACGCAATAGATATATCCCGGATGTTTGATGGAGTTATTAGCGACGGTGTGTTTGAAGACATTGACGATGCTTTTAATGTTACACCATCCAGTGGAATGATTGTAGCGGTGGGGTTGGGCAAAGCTTGGTTTAATCATACGTGGACCATAAACGATGCTAGCTTACTCCTAACACACGATACTGCCGATCCAACGTTAAATCGTTATGACATTATCGTTCTAGAAGTAGACGAAACCTCAAGAATAAATTCAATAAAAATTGTTAAAGGTACTCCTGCTGCTTCGCCCGTTTTACCAACATTAATAGACACTGCAAGCGTTCATCAATATCCATTAGCAAATATAACAATCACTGCTGGCGATGGAACAATTTCTTCTGGGGATATTGAAATGGTTGTTGGAACGGTTGATTGCCCGTTTGTAACGGTGCCCCAGGCTGTTAATGTTTCTGGTGTCCTAGAAGTTGAAGTATTTTCATAAAAGGAGAATTTTATGGCGACATATTCGAAAGTTAAGTTGTCGGGTTCTACGAACGGGAAGCAAATAAAAGTTGCAGCCACAGCTACTCCCGGAACATTAATCCATACTGCTGTCAGTGGTACAACTGATCTAGATGAAATATGGCTTTATTTAACCAACAATCATACAGCATCTGTTCTCGTAACCATTGAGTTTGGTGGAGTAGCAAGTCCCGACGATTTAATCCAAATAACAATTCCGGCAAAACAAGGTTTATATTTGGTCGTTCCTGGTCTATTGTTACAAAATTCGTTGGTAGTCAGAATGTTTGCTGCAACAACAAATGTTATCTCTGTTTCTGGTTGGGCAAATAGAATCACAGGATAATGATATGACCATCGGATTAACACCTCGACGATTAAATCGTAATCCAGATCTAGTAGAAGATTTAACCCTTTCTCCAGTAGATTATATGGTCAAAACCAGGCATCGAGGTAGAAACCCAGGACCTTCTGCATATAAATTAAAAGATTTATCACGTCAGCTTATAGCATCAGGAGATGATTATTGGGTTAGTGGAGCGGTGTTTGATAATACATACAATTTAATAACCTTTGGTAAAGCCGCAGGAAGTGTGTATAATTCTGGTGTGGTGTTTAAGAATGTTAATATTATAGGTGGAGCTTTGATTAAGTCTGCCCGTATAGATATGGTAGCATATCAAACTCTTGGAACCACGGTTCTTGGAACTGTAAAGGGTGAATATGCTGCTAATCCTGTAGCACCCACTAGTGTAGCCGACTATAATGGTCGAACAAGAACATCTACCGTTATAACCTGGAATCCCGCAAGTTGGACCGCAGAGCAAACGCATTCTACTCCTGATATAACAGCCATTTTAACCGAAATAATAAGTCATCCCAATTGGGTTAGTGGCAATTCTATACATATTTTTATTAATGATAATGGAAGTGCCGACAATTGTTATAGAACCCCTAAATCATGGGACTTATCAAACACACAAGCAGCTAAACTGGTTGTAACATATTTCGGTTGATAACTATTTGAACTATTAAAAAGGAGGTCCATTGATATATGACCGAATTCGAATATATTTCTAATTTTGGAGCATGGATAGGATTGCTACTTTATATTTTTATACACGATGGCATTCCGTTTCTTCGGGATAAATTCTGGCCCGCTATTCGCGAAGATTCAAAGGAAAAACAAATGTTTCGACGTGAAGCAGATGCCAGATTACTTGACTTAGAGGAAAGAAAAATTACTAACGACGAGCAAATGACAAAATCTCTCATTTTACTTATGGAAAGAGTAAACAAATGGGAAAGAGAAATGAGAGAACATGATGTTCGTATGGCTAATACTTTTTCACAAATAACAACCACACAGAATAGTATTCAATCTGTTCTCGCTGTGCTGTTAGATCGGGTTAGTAGATCAGTACCCGACAATACTTAGAAAGGAGATAATATGCTTTCAAATAAAGTTTACGATGTGCTGAAGTTCTTGGCGCAGGTGGGTCTTCCCGCTGTTGGAACTCTTTATGCTGCTCTGGCTGCCATCTGGCAATTCCCATACGCAGAAGAAGTTCCCGCTACGATCATGGCCGTAGTATTATTCCTGGGCGCTATTCTTCAGATCAGTACGATTGCATACAACGCTAAAAACGGTTAGTCGCAGGAAAAACGTATCCTATAATAGAAGAATAAATTCTAAAGGAGTTTACGATGGATACAATCAAGCGAACCATACAAACCGAAATAGATCACATTCTAGAAGTCATGGCGGTAACACCAGTGAGTTCTAAGGAATATAAACAGGCCGCTGAGAATCTAAAAGTACTAATGGAGACAGAGAACAAGTCGAAAATAAGTGCTGATACGATGGTCTTAGCTGTTACGAATATTACCGGAATCCTGCTGGTTTTGAACTTTGAGAAACTAGGAGTGATCACATCGAAAGCGTTTGGCATGCTTCGAAGATCCTGAGAACTGTTATAGGATAATCGGATAAAGAGAGGTTTTGAGAAATCAAGGCCTCTTTTTATCTTCGCATTTTTAACCATTGATATTAAAATTTTCCTGGGGGAAATTTTTCTAGAAACAAAGGAGAGACCAAATGAACCTTATTAAAACCATTGCTTTAGTTGGGGGTTTTATACTTGTCTTGTGGATTATAGGCATTATTATAACCATTATTATAGGAAACTGAAAATGCTTATAAAACTATATTCAAACGGACAGATAATTTATTGCGATCATACAGAACTTTATGATCCTTTTCCGGAAAAAGAAAATATTCCTCGCGAAAAAAACGAGGGCTATAATGAAAGGATAGAAGGTGATTCGTCACCATCGAAGGCTGTACGAACCAAGACGAGTTCTACAGAATCTTTTCATTAATTTTTCTTTTATCACTCGCGAGATTTACAAACCCTATAATGAAAGAGTAGTAAGTAGCTAATATGCTACCTAAGTTTAATTAGACTCTTTCATAATTTTTCTTTTAAGTTTCAAAAGGAGTTTAAAATGTCAAAAAATAGTATTGTTGATTTGTTAGCTGTTCCGGATCATTCGGGTGATGATAATTACAGATCTATTCGTGATAGGATTCTTCAATCCGAAATTGATCGCCACGATTCCGAAAAAGATGCAGAAGCGCTTCAGGAAATTGCTGACAGGCGCGAGGCAGATACACACGACGAAAGATTGCCTTAGTGTATATTCAAACAGGTTCAATAAAACCTTTCAACAACGTAATTAAGCGGATGTATTTACTGGTAATCATTAATATACTCTCTGTTTAAAAGCCACACCTTTTATTTCCTCTTTTTGCCCTCGAACCTGTTGGTTCCTCCTCACGTCTGGGCTCCTTTTATTAAGGCATACAAATAGAGTTAAAACGTTGTTGAAAGGTTTTATTGAACCTGTAAGGATTGAACAATGTTAAAAGATATTCTAATATACATATTAGGTGGGTTGATTTTGGCTGCTGGTGTGGGTCTAGTTATTCTAATCGTTTGGGGTTTGTGTTATATAGGCCTATTTGGCCATTGTACAAGATTCATTTTTTGAAAGGAGTTTGAAATGTCCGAAGGTTTAATTGCCGTTTTGTTTGGTTTGTTTTGCATGCTCATAGGAATGAGTCTCTTAATTGCAGCGGTTGTTGTAAGTTGCAACGCTGGTTGGATTCACAACTGTTATATCATTTCGCAGGCAGTGTTAATTTAGAAGGAGAATATTATGCAAAACGTACCCCAACATGATGCCGGATCTCACGATCCTATGAAATGGACAGAGGCCGAAAACGCTCTCAGAGAAATCAATCAAACCGAAGCGGCCGATATTTGTCACAGAGTTGCCGGGGAATTGGCAAGATCTGCAAATGCTACCGACTCGGTTGTTATTGATATTAAAACACCGCAGCCATCGTTACCAAAGAAATGATTCTGGAGAGTTTTAAATGGATACATTCATAAAGGGAACCATGCTATTGTCTGGTCTGTTCATGATTATATTTGCATTAGTTATGCAAACAACGAACTTTGTTAGCTCGATCGTGTTCAAGGTAATACCGTTTTTACTTGGTATAGCCTGTCTAATGTCGTTTCTATATCTGATCGGTTGGCTAATTAAACTCTAGAAAGGAGTTTATATGAATTTAAAATTGGTTTCGCATGAATTGTGGAAAACAATTAATCGCAACTCTCCTTCTATTCTCACTGGTTTTGGTATTGCTGGTTTTGTAACTAGTATTGTCATGGCCGTTAGGGCAACTCCCAAAGCTTTAGCATATTTGGACGAAGCCGAATATCAAGAGCTTGCATACGCTAAGGAAGTTGGCTTAGAATATGTCTGGACTGTAAAGGAACAAGTAATACATGGTTATAAATTCTATATTCCGACTATTGGTATGGCTTTACTTTCTGCAACGTCCATCATTATGGCGAATCGTATTAACCTTCGTCGGAATGCCGCTTTGGCTAGTCTTTACGCTATTGCACAAAATGGATTGCAAGAGTATCAAACAAAAGTTGTCGAATCTATCGGCGAAAAGAAGGAGCAACTAGTCCGTGGTGAAGTGGCCCAACAAAAATTAAATAACCATCCCATTGACGAGGGACAGATTGTTATGACGGATGGCGGTGATATGTTATGCTACGAAAGTTTGTCCGGACGATATTTTAAGTCCGACATAGAAACACTTCGTCAAATTCAAAACGACTTCAACGCACGGTTACTTGTAGAAATGACCTTGACCCTTAATGAGTTATTTTCTGATATGGGTTTGGGGAACATTGAGCTTGGTGATAAAATTGGTTGGACTGTTGAAAAGGGTTTGCTTGAATTTGATTTCAACGCAAAGATTGCTACAAACGGTCAACCATGTATTGTCGTTGATCAGGGTCGTGCTCCTGAAGCTTTGTGGTTTTGAAGAGGAAAGTCAAACTGTCAACTACTTGAATAAGGAGTTTAAAATGAAACATTCTGGTCGTCATATTTCTAAAAAGAACAAACCAAAGGATCTAAAGCGTGTAACTTTAGCCGATGGAACACGAGTGTGGCGTGCAAATGGAACTTATTATCCCACATTGCGCTCTGTTCCTGACGTCAAAGAGATCCCCGACACCAAAAAGTAAATCTATAAGAAAGGAGAATTTCCAATGAATAAACGTGTTTTGTTGATTCTTAGTCTTCTCATATTCTCGCAGATGTTTTTCACAACAAAACCTGCGATGCTTGAGAATGTATCCAGCCAGTTAATGATTGCTATCGAAGATATTCAGTTACAGAACGTTGAGATCGATATTTCTCAAATGGGAATTCTCCCTGAAGGAAGTATTGTTCGTGTGTGGTGTCTTGAAAATAGTTGTTTGATGGATGATTTTACTACCTTTATGCGAAAAGATCAATTAAAAGATTATCGATTACTTATAGCCAATCGACACGCTTAGATTTGTCGCGAGAATTACAAACCCTATAATGAAAAGATAATCATTCAATAGGAGAATATACGATGTTAGAACAACTCAAAAATAAGTTGAACGAACCCCGCATCCACAAGAAGATGTTGATTGCCAAAGATATTGCAAAACAGGTTGCTGTTAATGTAGCTATTGCTGGCGCAACGATAATTGTGGTCGAGGGAACGAAGGCTGTTGTAAAGGCTGTTCGAGAACGCAATACCAACGAATCGACTGAATAATCTGATCGAGAGATTGAGGATCTGCAGAAATGTAGATCTTTAATCTTTTTTTTTGAAAGGAATTTAAAATGCCTAAAACTGTTAGTGATATTGTTCGTGACATGAACAAAGAAAAACGTGGTGCTCGAGAAGATACTGAGACCTTGGGACGTTATTCTGGAGGAAACGATAACGACGATGATGACTGCTTGAGTCATGTGCTTGGTTGGGCACTTGGTACGTTGATCCTTATTCAAACTATTGTTCGCCACTTTGTTTAGTTTTCAGTAAGCCTGATAAAAATTAAAGAAAGGAGATTCCCAATGTTTGGTTACGGAACAAAAGATGGGCCGCGGCCGCCAAGTACTCCGCCGTGTCCTCCTCAACCGCCCCAGGGTCCTCGACCTAATTAGTAAGATATTTTTCAAAGGAGTTAAAAGATGAAAATTACATCTATCCGAAACAAACGTAAGTTACAACGATCTATGACCATGCGTGGTTTTCGTGGGTGTCGATATAGAACAGGAGTTTTATCGAAACGCGGTCCAGGAAGGAGACATAAGAAATGATTAAATTTAAGGTCTCGGCTTGGATATCCCTT